TTTATAACTAGTTGTATGATAAACCTTTTTAAGCACACAAAAAAGACATGTTACTAGTCTCTCGTCTCTCTCAGCAACATGTCTTTAGTTGTATATAGATCTCTCGAACTATATCATATTAAATCTGACTAGGCTCTCTAAGTCCCTTTATGACACGCCAGTATGTCTACAATTATTTTATATTTTAAAATAATTTATGTCAATAATTTATTTTTAGTTTAATAATTATCATTTATAAAGAGATTAAATCAGCTAATTACAATATTAAACCTACAATTAACCGCGCAGACAGAAATAAATAATATAATTTTTCTCAGGGCTCACCGCTGCGCCCAACGCATATGGATGATTCCAATTACCACCAAAATCAAATAAATATATTACATAATCAGCAGGCATTTCTACCGAGTCTTCATTAAAAGACAATCTATGTAAATATTGTTTCTGTAGTTTTCGATTCTCCAACTCTGTATAAATAGGATATTTCTTCTTACCTAAACCTACCGTATCCGTCGGTTTAGGTTTTAATGTATCTCGCTCAGCCTCTACTCTCTTGCGCGTTTCTACATAACGTTTATACTTAGCTTCGCTATCCTCACCATCAATCTTAATCTTATTAAATTCAGCCAACACTTGATTCTGTAATGCATACATTTCATCAACAGATTTCTCAATAGGATTATCCACTTGATTTTGTACATATTTGCCCATAGATACTGTTGTATTTTCTACAATAATTATCGATGTAGGCATTAAGGTTTTCAAAGTATCTGCATATTCCATATCTGAATCAACATAGTTTTTTACATATACATTGGATAGATCAGATTTTGAAATGACAACTTTAGAATCAATCCGTGCCTCATCAATGTAAGGCTTCAATTGATCTGGTGTACCACCAAAAGCCAGTTGTACATATGAACCGCCTTGTAAGAACGGGGGATTACTATGTAGATGAATATTCTTTGCAAAGCTAGGTATTTGTTTAGGAAACCCTGGAATTGTAGCAACTAGCTTATAATCCTTAGGATTATTAACAGGATACTCAATTAACTCTATGGGCTTAAAAAATGCCTCTATTGATTCTTTTATCTCCTCTTTAGTTCTAACCGTATACAGATCATAGGATTTCCCTTTATTCTTTTCTAGAAAGGCTTTGAATTCTTTATCACTTGCTTTATTCTTATCTGCACGCGTTCTGTAGGATGGAATATTAACTGGATTCGTTAATTTAATTTCCCCGTGTCCATTTTTTCTCATATAAGGACTTACGATACGTAATGGTTTATCTCTACTGCCATATCCATAGCCTTGCTTATTTGTTTCTAACGTATTGTAGCGCGTAATTTGTTTGAGTGCCTTTTCATCCCGATCATTATAAAGGAGATCAAAAATTTGATACTCCACATTCATATCTGACTTTTGTAGTTCTAATAATCGTTGTTTAGCTCGTTTCTGACTTTGTGCTTTCAATAACTCAATTTCTTCTGCTGAAAGCTTTCTTGGTGTTTTTGAATTGCCCATCCCGACTCTTTTAAAAGCACCAGGAATAACTTCAACAAACTCTGACTTTAAAGAATCTTCAGATTTTATATTACTTTTGATTGTAATACTTGACGTCTGACTTTGATTTTCTACTGATACAGCCAAACTAGATTGACAAGACAATGCTAGCGAAAACATGCATAAGGCAATACTTTTTTTAATCATATCTCTCCCATAAAACTCTGCTCATACAGATATAAAAGAAGGACCTACAGTGAACTGTAGGTCCTTATATTTGGTGCGGATTGAGGGTTTATACTCAACGCTCCGCACCATTACAACATTATTTAAACTCTACATTTCAAGAAGGGGCAAATAAGGGGCAAGCGTTATTTTTCTTTTCCGTATAGCCGTTCCATGCCTTGACGTGTTACAAGCCAATTCTTACCCGATTTTCTAGCTTCATCATCGGTAAATTGTTTATTTGCGTATCGCTTTAAACAACATTGCTTAATTGAATCGGCGGGTACATGCCATCTTTCACCAGCCTCTTGTGTAGTCATTACATCAGCTAATTTCATTATAATACTCCCAATATAACTAATAGATTATAAACAGATAATACAAAGGCAATAATGCTAATTATTAAAGTTAATCTTGAAATCATATGCTCGCCATTGTTATAATAGTTAGGAAGATTGGGGCTCTTTCGAGCCCCTGTGGTTACTCTTTATTAATCGCCGTTATCACCGCAGTTGCTAGTTGGATGATAGCTATTACTAAGGGTAGCCATTTTTTTATTTTCTTCCTTAACTTCTTCAATGGCATCACCTCCTTCCTTATGTCTACATTATAACACGTTTTCGTGTTATACGCAATAGTTTTTTATAATTTTTACAAATAAAAATAGCCTATCAACCTAGATGTTATTCTAAGCTGATAGGCTATTTATTATGCTATTTAGTTATAAACAATTGCTTTACTAATCAACTGACAACTAATAGTTGATAGTTGCGTGTATCCACCATTACACGCTATGGAGATGTACGGATCACCTCAATTTTTTGCAACTAAATAAACAACTGTTCCTCCAAGTAATATATTTAATATCTTACTATTCCTTTGTTGCATCTTGATTCTTTTGAGTTCTCTCATCTGCATTTCTAAGTATACGTTCACCTTCGCCAACGATTCGTTTTGCATTGATAGCGTTTTCTCTTGCTGCTCTAATGTGTTCTTGGCTATTAGTAATTGCTCCCTCTGTTCTTTGATTAAGTTCATCGATTCTATTAATTCTTGTTTCGATTCGCTCGTTGACATCTGTGCTACGTTCAATTGCTGTTCTAACTCGTCTATTATCTTCAATTGCTCGTTGATTGTATTGTTGAGCGTTTCGAACTTCATCATTAGCTCGTTGTATTCCTGTCGTGTCAATATTACTTGCTCTGTCGGCGTAGAACCATATACAGGCAATGATACAAAGGACAATACAAATAGGAACAGAGATGTAATGAGCGTGAATAAAGTTTTTGATTTTGTCATTCATACTTCCTCCTAATCATACATATAGTTGACATCAACTTCTTTGCCAGCTACCATTCCGCAATCGCTATATTGCCATATTCTGATGTTTGGATAATCACATTGTGAATCATATTGTGCACACCATACAGGAACGCTTGGCATTTGAGTATATGCATATATTTCATCCCACAATAGAGAATATCCACTATATACACCTACATTTTGAAAGCCTGCACTCCATAATGTGTTTACAAATCGACTAATGCAATTCGTCATTCCTTGGCTTGTTAATGCTCCAGCATTAATCATGTTCCGTAATTGTCTATGTTCTTCATAGTCATACCAAATACCAGCTTGCAAATGGTAATCAGTATATCCAAAACTATTGAGCGTGTTAATCACCCATTCCGCCTCTTGTACTGCGGCTACCTCATCGTATGCATGGCTAAAATAGTATACACCAACTTCAAGACCTGCATTTAATGCTGCAGTTATATGTTGCTCAATGAATTCATCAACGTTATAGTTTTCACCTATTTTAATGATTACAAATTCATTTCCTTCTTCTTTGGCTTGTCGCATGTGGCACTCATCATAATAAGGTGTTCCATTTTCGTTCTCTTGCCATGCTGAAATATCAAATCCTTTTTTCATTCTTATCAGTCCTTTCTGTCATATTAGATAGTGGTGGTAATTTAGGCGGTTCTTCTAATTTATCTGGAATACCATTTCCGTCCTTATCTATCCACAAGGCAAGAAACCCAACTAATGCGGTTAATACTGATGGAATGAAGATATGATCTATAATGTTTATCCCAACATTAATCAACTTATTCATATCATCGGATACATACCCTTGAATGAACACCATAATATACTCAACCACTACCAACAAAATAGGCACTAGCATAATAAATACTAGCGCCCTTGTTGCAAGAACACCTGTAGGGTGGAAGTTGGCCACCCTTACAGATTGATATGATTTTTTAATTGTATTGATGAGATTTTGAGGTATGTTCATGTAGTTCCTCCTTAATATCATCAACTCTTGCTTCAATGCCATCAACCCGTGATGTCAATTTCACATGTTCCGTATAAGCCTTAGTGCGTTGCTCGCGAGATCGCTTAATTTCATCCTTTAAATCCTTTAGCGTATCAGTGAGCACGCCCATTTTTTCATGAAATATCAAATTGTCTTGCATTCGTTGCAAATCCAACTTTTCGAGCAATGGAATAACTAGAACCTTATACCCTATACCTGCAACTATACTGACAATAGTCAACGTAGTTAGAATGTCATTCAGTTCGAATTGCCATGTCCACATTTAATCTCCTTCCGTTTGCGCTTCACTTTCATCTAAAGATAGCAAATCATTATGCACACATCCTTCTATAGGACATGTGCCATCTTCGTTAAGTACTTCCCAACAGTACTCACAAAATTCCATTACAGGAACTTTACT